AGTTGTGGACTGACCAATACGCTTATCAAAGAAACGGCAACCAGGATTAAGAATAGCACCATAGAGACTGTTGAGGTTAATCTTTTTAACAAGCTGACGCTTGTCCCAGTATTCTTCATCTTCTGCATTTTTACATTCTTTCAATCGGGCCTGCATTTCTTTACGCTCGGCATACCAGCGTTTTAACAAGCCAGGAATAACTGCTTCTTTTTCAAAAGTAAAGATAGTGCCGTTTGCACTGAGCATCCATGGATTGTTGTTGTCAAAAATTATTTTCCACACATCGGCGGCGCTGTGAACGCTTTCTTCGCCGTCTTTCCAATCGATGGTAATTTCTGTTCCGGGCTCGGTGGCCATCACTGCTTCGTATTCCAGACTGCCAAACAGGCCTTCCCATGCTCCAGCAAAGCTGGATCCACTACGCATCTTGTCTGCAATATAACGATCAGTCATTATGGGACGTAACTGTCCAACAATGGTCTCTGGTCCCATATTTAACGCACGAATCGCACTTGGATACAAACTATTGATGTCTATTGATCCCACATACTCATGAATGCCTTTCTTTGGAAACGCAACATACGCACCTGCGGCCTGCGTGTCCTCATCCGAATAGCGTTCTTTGCGGTTAGGCACAACCATGCCACGCTCGTGTGCTTCATTGATAATGGCCTGTTCTGTTACAGCCACAGCACCCATAGTGGTTTGCAGTAGCACAGTGTTTTCATGTGCCAGTGTGTTGGCGAGATCCAGGAACTTTAATTTCTTGTCCAGCTTGGCCAGAATCATTGTGTCTTGTCTGTTGTATTCAATAAACTTTTTGAAGTTCTGATTGTACAGTTGATCCAAGGTGCCTTCAAACACTGTCTTGGTTTCTTGCAACTCGTATTCAGCAATGGCATCCAAACTATAACTGTGACGTTCTTCGTATGTGTACTTGCGATACAGTTGCATATAGTCCATATGCACACGACCAATCAAGTCATAAGTTTCGTTTTCTGCACCAAAGCGTTCAAATGTGCGTTTCTTGGGATATTGATTCCACAAACAGAATCTGCGTGTGTCGTCTTTGCTGAGAATACGGGTGACACGATTGACGGTGTAAGGGATATCATATCCCTCACTGTTCCAGCCCGACAATGCATCAGCATCTTCAATGAGATCCAAGAATGTTTTTAACATCTCATCTTCACGCTCAAACACAATGCAGTTTTCAAACTGTTTGGCAATTTCATCCGCGGTCTCACGACTCATGTGTTTGGGTGGAACCACCAGGGTGACCATTTGTTCTAGCCAACCCAAATATAACGATATGGCCGTGATAGCATTGAATGGATCTGTTGTTGGCGAGAAGCCACGTTCAGGATCAAAGTCAACTTCAATGTCAAAGAATGCTACGTTTAGTCGAGGACCGTCTTGGCCCTTGTAGTTTTCTTCTAGGCAACGAAAGATTGGATTGATGTCACTCTCATACAGTTGCTTGCCTGACTGTATGCGAATTTCTTTGCGAAACTCTTTGTTGTTGCGTGTGCTGAATCTGCTGACAGGTGTGCCAAATAGACTTTGGAATTTACCACGAGGATCCTCGTAATAAAAAACATAGTTGGCCGGATACTCTTGATAGCGTCTTTGGCCATCTTTCCGTTCAACTACATGTATGCGATCGTGTTCACGATCAAATAACGCATCAATATAACTCAAATTTTTCTCCGTTTATGGCCGGTTAGCCATGATCCATGTTCGTAACGTGAACGACTCGATTGTTGTAAAACAATATTTATAAAGTTTTGCCTACGCTGGTCAAAATTGTTTCTAGCAATTCGTGATCCTGTTGCTCACGACCAAATTCACTCTTGTGTGCTAGCTTGATGGCCTTTTTAAGGATGTTGGGTTTGATGTCCATTTCTTCGGCAATGGCCTTGACTGTGTCATTGAGTCCGCCGGTCAATGTTTCAATTTCCATCATGACCTGCATGCCTTCGTTGATCACTTGGGTAAGTTTGGCTTGTTCTGCACCGCTAAAAGTTCTGCTGTTAGACATTTAAATCTCCTGTTGTTAAGTTATTGTACTATTATATGTTAATTTGTCACGACTGTCAACAAAAATTTTCAATAATTTTTTGATAATAATTGGCTATTTGGGCATGAACTGCCGAATCGGTTATGTGAAAATGCGCCATGTTGGTGTTGGGCAAGTAACTGGACAAGGTCCATTGATTGAGTTCACTACGATGTTCGGCAAAGTCAGCAAAGTAATCGGTCTTACGCACATTACCAAATATGGGATTTTCAAATCCGCCTTGATCAAACACAAACGGTATCTTGTGTTGTTTCAGTGTGTGCAATGAACTTTCAATTATGCATTGATTTTCGTAGATGGCAAGATCCAAATCAAACAACCTGTATTGATAATCTTTTATAACAGCAATGTCATCCTTGTCAAACACACAGGTTTCATTTAGGGATGGTATTGAGTAACAGGCCAAGTCTCTGGTGGTAGTACCGTTGTCTTGTTGATTGCCGATTCGCACAAAACGATCATACAGGGCAGTGTGTGGTTGGTCTGAGTCGCAAACTCGTCCTTGACTACGAGTGCAGGTGGTGCCCAACAAGATCACAAAATCAGCCGAATCAGCAATGGCCCGATCCACTTGTAAGCGAATCAACAGGTTGGATGCACACGATATTGATAAATTTGTCACGGCACGATCTGCGCCCAGTTGATTGGCCAACAATACTGGCCAGGGATCGATTGTCCAACCAAGATCAGGGCATCCAAAGCTGTCACCACATATATAAATTTTTTTCATTTGGTTAGATAAAATTGGTCACTTTGTAGTTCACGGTAGCGAATCGCTCCCTACGCCCAGCACCCGGGCACCCTCGCAACTAGTGCGGTCCTAAGGGTGTTCTATTTCACGCCAATTGTCATATAGCGTGTGTATTCTGTTTCTGGATCTCTTAGACGCATTGATCCGTGATATAAGACCCGACTCAAAGTATATTTACGTTGTATATCCATGGCACTGTGATATTTGACACCAGGATCTTGATCTCTGGCCTGCATGGCCACTATAGTGCCAGCTGGTATATGTTCAAACCAATCCTGTTCTGGCATTTCGGTCAGACTGGTATTGACCACAACACCTGCACTGCCTAATTGTCTATAGTCTAGTTCGTTGGCATCGGCCAGCATTGAGTTGACATTGTCGGCGCCAATACGATTTAGAATACGTTGACTGGTGTTGAGCATTTCTGCATTGGTTTCAACATTGATGACGCGATCTACTTGGATACCAGGTTGTAGAGTCATATACACAGCCAGGTTACCATACCATGATCCTAGGATATACATAGTGGTGTAGTGCTGTTGTATCTGTGCCAGTTCCGTGAGTAACCAAACTTTGCTGGCTATAAGGTCACGGGTAAAACTGCCCGCTAGACTATAACCACTGGATTCGTCGATATTAGACTGGTGAGTAAGGATTTCTTGGAGTGTCACTTCCATCTTCCTCGGGATATACTGGGTAGTCGTTCATATCGTTACTTACCGTCCACATGTAGTTGACTACCATTGTTGAAGCTGGGACTAAATGGGCTATTGGCCACACGCCCGCCTTTGCTCTGGCTCCAGGCATAGCCAGCACGATGACCTGAACAGTCTTTGGTGCAGGGGCTGCCTAAAAAGCTAAGTTCATTTAATTCATCCCGTAACCACGTGTCAGCAAAGGCTTGACATAGCTGTTGTATTTTTTTATTCTTTGTTATTTGTAAATGATAAGTTTTATCGCCGGCTTCAGTCTGTTGACTAGGATCTCTATAGCCAGCATATACTTTATGTACAGGTGTGCTACTGATTAGGTCCTTGCAACTACTACCCGCACGTTCGGGCATGGGTTCAGTGCAAGGACTACAGGTAGTTAAGATAATGCTGCCTTCGGGAATCTCACCAAAGCGGGCATGATACGCATCTATAGCGGCACGCTCTCCATGTACGTCACCGTGATCAGACTGATAGTTTAATGCGGCCACACAGTTGTTGTCAGGATCTAGCACAGCTGCGGCAACCATGCCATATTCGTCAGGATCCTTTTTTTGTCCTTCAATGACCATTTTGCAAAGACGAACTAGAATTTGATCTAACTTGTCATGGTTGCGAATTTGAAAATCCGTGGCTCTCATTCGGCACCAAGAATTTGTCGAACTTGATTGACGTAAGCACTAACATCGCTGGTGCCAATTTCATCAACATCGCCCACATTGTAAGCAACTTCTTCTGCGGCCTGCATGACTTTTTCAGGCCCAAACTTCATCAACAGGTCTGTGTTTGCTACCATGATACGATTGAGAATGGCACGTTCAACGGCTTCACTACTAGTAGAACTTTCTTCATTTAAACCGGCCTTACGTGCTGCAAACTCCAAGTCTAGTAGGCGTTGACGAATATAATCTCTATCTTGTTTGTCTAACCCTGGTACATTTAGTTGTTGTTGTAAATGATCACGTTTGTCTAGATAATCTTCTTTGTCTCTCAAAGGATTGTGACCAGAACGATTAAGAGTAGCTTCTCCCAACTCCATATCTTTTTTGTCTTGAGCACGTTTCTTCTGATAGTCAGTCATACGTGGTTGACGCGGTTTAGACACAGGCTTACCTGCATCAATGTCACGTTCACGTTGACGACGCTTAGAATAATCTGTTTCGGCTTCGTCAACAGTTTTGTGCTTTTTAACATCGTTGGCAAATTGTTTTTTGGTTGCACGAACAATGCCACTAAAACGTTTGTCACCACGTTCAAAGTCACCACGTTTGTCAGCGGTGCCAGCATCAAGTGCCGCGGCTGCTTTATACTGTGCTAGTTTTTCTGTTGACAGTTCATTTACAGTAGACTCTTCTACATCGCCTACTGCTTTGGCACGGTTATATTCATCGTAGCCGTGATATACTCTTGCTTTAGGCACTCGTGATTGCGGATTGAGTCGGTTTGTCATTATTTTTGCGACCATTGGGTCAATTGGTTCGGACTTTTTCTTTGGTTCGGATTTTTTCTTTGCTATAAAACCCAATAGTCCCTCGTCCAGTTGATCATCTGAGAACTCCATGAAATCATATGGTCCCCATGGTTTGCCTGTGCGTCCGTCATTGCCATCTAGATCCCCATGCTCATAGTAGTCATCACTGTAGATTTCCACACCGTCAAAGTCTGAGTTGTAATCAATATGCAGTTTACGTGTTTTGCCATCAGGACAAACAATGCCACGATTTAGTAAACGTTCTACATCTACTTGTGATTTGATACCCTTTGGCAAACTGCCTGTGTTAAACACACCATTATACCAGGCACTGGCTAGTGCTTGGAAGTAATTGCCTGAGCCACCACCACCTGCAGGGGCAAATTCATTGAGTGAACCGCCTTTTGCTTTAGCAGCCGCTTCACGCTTCTTGCGAAAGATTTCACGGAAATAGTCATCATCCTCTTCCGGACTGAAAGGATACGGATTATGGTCACTGGGATCCATATTACTTTGTTTCTTTTTAGGAGCAGGAGCACCGTATTCTTTGCCAAGATCGTATACTGTTCCTTCAGACTTGGGCTTCTTGTGTGCCTTTTTCATGGCAATAGCAATAGCAGCCTGTTGTGCTGGGCTACCTGCTTCGTTTGTTTTGTAGATAGGTGCTTGACCTTGTGACTGCCAATATTTGTTTCGGTCCTGGTATGT